AAGGCTTGTTGCAATCCGGTTCCTTTCGTTCCGGTCCTTGGCAAATTCCATTTCATGAAGAAAGTCCTGGAGACGCTTGTCCTCTTCAACGACCTTATCGCAAGCATACCTGTATTCTAAAATGCTCTCATCATAGTAGCTTAGAAACTCTTCCAGAGCCTGCGCCGGTGTCTTTCTCTTACTCATCTGGTATCCTCCGTAGCTCCGGATCCGGGCAGAGGCTTGTCCCCGCATAAGCCGGCATCCTGGCCGACCATGTCGCTGGCCTGGGCCCTTTTATGATCTTCTCATCAGCTGCAGCTATGGCTGCCTTTCTCTGTAACTGGTTTGCCTTTCTCTGGGCCTCTGACTTTACTAATCCCATTCTTTATGTCCTCTCCCTTCTTGCGCATGACAGCTATCACATACTCCACGTTGGGATTTACTCGTTTCCACATTACGCGGCTTTGCCGGTATGCTTCCGGTCTTTTCTTTCCAGGTACAGCTTTACCAGCGTGTAGATCTGACGGAGGAACAGGCTGTCTTCTGTATGGCTTATGTTCTGGATGATATACTGCTTTACATGTTTGTTATTCATAGGCTATCTCCTTTAAATTTCAGTTTTCCATATCAAACTCTTCGCAAATTTCCTCGTAATACCTCTTTTCATCCGCAAAATGATCGTACACCATTTCCTCTACCATCATTTTGGCATCATGCTCACACATTTCCTTGCCGGTCAGCAAGTCCCAGTCTGTATCGAGCATATTCGATATTGTAAGCCAATCTCCCTCTGAATCTCTAAACAACTCCACTATGACTTTGGGATCATCTCCATGATGCCCGAACACAAGCGTGTGAACCACTGCGCCGGATGGTTCTTTGTTCTCTACCCACTTTTTCATAGTATCCTCCAAATCTTAACTTTCAGTTTTGCTTACCATTCATGCTGCTCTGCCTTAATTTCAAACTTCAATTCGTCTTCTTTAATATCAAGAGCTTTTTTCATATTGCATCTACTGGTTCCCCCTACATATGGGACAAATAAACTTCTAATTATTTCGCTTGTGTACAATTGGACATAAGGTGTTTCCCCGTCAATCTTCGTATCAACTTCCAGATAGTCCAAAATCTCATTGACCTGCTGCACCACATCTTCAATGAGATTTAATGCGCCCTTATAGATATCAACGTAGCCATTAATCCTGATAGAATGCTGTCCTTCATCAATAATCCAAGCACCACAATCTGGGCATTTTCCATCAATAGGTTGTAATGCTTCGTACACCGTTTTGATCTTTGCATTTTCCTTGATTTTGCAATATGGGCAATGTAAACTCATGCTTTAATCCTCCAAATCTTAATTTAAACATATTCAAACTCATCCAGCTCCACATCTTTTTCACATGCTGGGCAAGTGCAGAAAGCACCATCCAGCCACGATTCTGTATTATAATCAGCATCCTGAAATAATATTTCAACATGCTTCTTGCAGTGTGGGCACTGGAACCGGATATAAGCTGGCTTGCTTATTATCATATAACGTGTACCCATTCCGACCACCTTTCACACCATTTTGTTGACGCCAACAAAATCGATGATTTTACTTCCCGACTTTAATTTTGGGAACATCAGCTCTTAATTTCCTTTGTATGGCTCCGGAAGTGGCATCCAGGCATTCACAAATAAGTCCTGGCTGCTGCAAGTATCACATCCGTCATCATCACCGACATACCATGCTCCACCACCATCATTATCTTTTTCAAACCGTCCGATAATCGGAAGCGTGAAATTCTCAAATGACATCAGGACATATTCATCTTCTTCCGGAAGTCTCTCTTCCACCGGGATCCAGCTATGCTCTTCTATCTGACCTACCAAAAGTGTCATTGCTTTTGCATAATTCTCTACCAAATCTGCTATGCCGTCCGGGCTACAGCCTGTATCTTCATAGTCCTTAAGCTTACACAGCGCCCCATACAGCCTTTCACTTACGTCTTTGGTGATTACCTGGCCCGCTCTAAGCTGCTCCCACCTGACACCCTTCAGACACCAGTTGCCCAGGTCATCCTTTTCTGTTAATCTCTGCATTTTATATTTCCCCCAACTTTATTTTTTTCAAATATCCGCATACTGTACTTTCTGCGATATGCATATCTTCAGCAATTCGTTTTCCAGTCCACCCGGCTTTGTAAAGTGCCTTTATTCTTCCAACATCGATCTGCTTTTTGTTTGTTGCTTCTGGCTTTGGCGGTTCTGGCTTATCCTTGGTTTCCGCAGCTGTCTCTGTTGGCTTCTCTTTCACAGCCTTCGGCTCTGTTACTTCTGCCGGCTCCTTCTTAGCTGGCTCTGTCTCTCTTTTTTCTTCCTCCAGCACGATCCGGAAGAACTCACACCCATCTAAAATCTCCTTCAATGTCAGGAACTCATAATCATCCAGGTTCTTAGGTTCAGGTACTACTGGCTGTAGCACTCCCACCATAAGCCCTCTTTTGTGCAGTTCCAGTGCCTCATCTATTGCAATCTGCTTTATCTTCATTGTCTCTCCCCTTTCTCACGCACTCTCTATGCATGTACAGTACCGTCCCTCTCTTGGTCCTGATCCACTCTGCATCTCCATTGATCACCTTCTGGCAGATGCAGCAGACCGGTACAGATATCTTTTTGCTGTTATTCATTTTTCCCCTTTCCTGCTCCTGGCTTCCAGCTGATCCAACAGATCCTGTATCTGGTGGACTATCAGCGGACAGGAATGATATCGTTCCATCAGGAAGCGGGCCTGCCTTACGATCTCATCCCATTCCTCTGACTGCCAGGATGGTACTGCTTTGCTGTAGCGCTTCCAGAATCCATTGTATACGTCATAATAAATCCCTTTGACCTGCTGGTCTGAAAGGATCACCACATCATCCAGTGTCATATCTCCTCTATCCTCACATAGATCCCTGGGATCTCTGCCCAGAACTTCTCTGCCATCTCTGCAGCTACCAAGGCATCATCTTTCCAAAATCCGCAAGCTGTCATGCAGTCTTTTAAAAGCTTCTGGAGATTGTCTGTATCTGGCTTTGTGATCCGGTATTCACCGTCTGCATGTTTCCCCTTAGGGAAGCACCATTTGACCATCAAACGTACTCCCTGATCAAATGGCTGCTCCGGTCTGTGTCCGGCCAGATGCCCCATCAGTTTCTGCCGGGCAGCTTTCAGATCTGCCGGTTCGTAAAAAACAGGCTTGCCTTTTACCACATGTACCTGCTTCTCCTGGTGTGTCACGGTCGGTGGTGTCATTGCCATAAAAAATTCAATCACCATAATCAACCCCTTGCCACGTTTTAGTTTCCGGATTGTATTTTATAAAACCATGTCGGTTTGCCATATCAAAAATCTTCTGCATAACTTCCGGCTGTTGAATGATCCATTTAGCCACATCACTGTTTCGAATATCAAAACCTGTTTTATCTTTTGCGTGTCCAAGCGGAGGCATATGCTTTACACACTCTAAAAATTTATAATCTAATGCACTCATCTTATTTTCTCCTTTTCATTTTCCCCTGCTCTAGGTTTGGTGCCCTCTGTGTCTGTGGGGTGGGTGGTCGTCGTGCGACAGCTTCCGCACGACTACCTACCCCCGCATAGAGGGGTGCGCTACACCACTATACGTAAGTATAGGTCCGGCGCACCCCTTTTGGCGCACTGCGCAGGACTGCACCAAACCCAGGTCATACGCACCGTGCGCCGGACCGTAAATTTCTGGTTCAGCGCACCTGCGCCAGACTGCACTAGACTGCGCCGTTTTTCTGGTCTGGCGCACCCTGTTTTTCCTTTCTCCTGATGTACATTTTGCTATCAGACCCCTGATATTTTTCATAATGATCTGCCAGATCTTTCTTCCTTTTGTTGCTGTCCCCTAACCATGAAAGCAGGGTCCTTGATGATGTATCAAGCTTATCTGCAAGCTCCTGGGCAGGCACCTCACGGCCCTCAAATTCAATGTTGGCAAACTCTACTTCAAAGGAACTGAGCTTTTTTTCCTTCGCTTTTTGAGCCAGTTCTTTTCTCTTTTCCGCTGCCTTTTGCCAAAGCGGTTTCTCCGTCTCTGGCTCAATATCACTCAATATCCCTACCTGATCAATGGTATGGACTGGATAATTGAACCACGCATTGACTGCCGGAAACTTCGGGAACTCTCTTAAAGTGCCTTCAATACGCCACGCTGTAACGCTCCTGGCCCTTATCCTGGCTGCTTCCACCATCTTCTGAAGGTTTGCCCACTGCCACACATCCAGCTTGTTTTCGCAGTAATTGAGCATCTGGTAACTGCTGCAAAGATCATCCTGGGACAGGTCGTCATCCCATTTAAAATGGGAATCCAGGTACTGTTTGCATGCTTCACATACAGCCTTATTCTCTTCCTGTTTCAGGGCATCTTCGGACAGGTCCAGCTCGATCATATCCAACATTGCATCCGGATCACGGGCAAATACACCGGAACCGGATGCACGGTCCATGGACTTCTTGCTGCCCTGGCTGCCTTTTGAATGGTGGTGGCAGTAGATCACGGCCACGCCCAGTTCCGTGCAGACCTTATCGAACTGATTACAGAAATTGGACATCTGGTCTGCACTGTTCTCATCACCTGTGATGACCTTGTAGATCGGATCGATGATGATGGCAATGTAATTCTTCTTGGAAGCCCTGCGGATGAGCATGGGCGCCAGTTTATCCATAGGCCGGGACTTGCCTCTTAAATTCCATATATCAATGTTATCCAGGTGTTCCGGACGGATCCCCATCGCCTGGTAAACATCCCTGAAACGGTGCAGGCAGCTTGCCCTGTCCAGTTCCAGGTTCACATACATCACACGCCCCTGTGAACACTGCCAGGACAGCCATTTACGGCCCTCTGCAATGGCAATGCACATTTCTATCTGTAAAAAGGATTTACCCGCCTTAGAGGGCCCTGCGATCAGCATCTTATGTCCCTGGCGCAGCACCCCTTCGATCAGACACGGGGCCAGTTCCGGCAGGTTGTCCCATACATCTTCCAGGCTTTCCGGATCCGGCAGGTCATCATTGACTGACTCGATCCATTCCTTCCATTCAGCCCAGCTTTCCTTTCCGATGTTGGTGTCGATCAGGAACTGCTTATTCTCTCCACGCAGCACACCTGGCATACGGGACAGTCTGGATGGGTTCCGGTTCTGCTGGTCGATCTCCAGACCGTTCTTGCGGCAGATATCATAGAGATAGTCCACACGCTTGCGGTATTCCCCATAGTCTGCGGCATCTACTTTTACAATGGCATGGAGGCTCTTCTTTCCGGAATGGACCAGGCATGCCACAGGAAGTTCCAGTTCCCGGATCAGCGCATGCTGCTTGTCGATCTCCATGCTGTCTGACTCTACCAGGGCATAACGGAAGTCTGTCACGTTGTCGTTCCTTACTCCCTTTCCATCCAGCGGGTTAAAACGGATCCAGGCACCAGCCTGAGGATCATAATCCCCCAGGACACTGCCGATATCACCGCCACAGGCAGAAAGTGCTTCTATCAGCTGTCCTGCAGTGCGGTCAAAGGATCCCTTATCTGCAGGGAGCCATTTATCATCCTTCTGCCAGCTCTTTACCACATAGCCTACATTCTCCCCTGCTTCAAACAGGGTCTCCAGATACCGGATCAGTTCCTTGGCCGGGTCAAATCGGGCCGGTTCCCGTACTTCTTTTCCTTCCACCCAGTTCCGGTCAATGAACACGCCTTCCTCACTGGAAATGGTATCTTCCCAGCCCAGGGCATGCCCCGGATCATAGGGCGGCGTCCACCCCTGTTCCCTTGCATACTGGACGATCGTCCCACCGGTCACGGGGGATCCGTTTCCCTTAAATCCCTTCCATTTTTTCTGACATTCCCCAAGATGATACCTGCCGGGATCTCTCCGGCTCCAGTTGTCCCACACATCCACGCTGTATCCTTCCAGGTCCAGGGCCATGCCGATATTCAGCCACTGCTGGTAATCCAGTTCAGCCGGCTCTATATGATCTAAGACCTCCAACAGGTCATACTGGCTTCTTTCCATTTCCTGCTTACTCCTTAATTTTCAGGTACATAATTTCTTGGGTCCACACCTCTTGGGGCTCCTCTCCAGCCACACGCAGCGATCCGGTCGATCATGTTCTTTCCTGCCTCAAACGTCCATGTCCCTACATGCTGGAAACCATATTTTTCCAGGCACCGGATCTGTTTCGGTGTGGTAAGCCCTTCCTCCTGCCGTTTATGCAGGCGGTCCAGGATCAGGTTTGCCTTTCCTGCATTGTCGATCTCATCCGGAAGGATCCCTCTCTTTTCCAGCTCCTGTTTCTGTTTATCAGAAGGCGGTGCCATCTCCCAGCCAAAAGCCGGGACATAACCGGACAGGTCTTCCGCCTGTATGCTCATCTCAAACTGTAATGGATCCACCAGTTTCTTCTTTCTGGTACGCATCTCCTGGAGCTGTTTTGCCAGGGATTCTTCCCTTTCTGCGATCACATCTTCCGATGCTTTTCTCTCAGCCTCTTCCAGATCCATAGGGCATCCGGCTGTTCCTTCCAGGTTCTCCGTCATCTTTCGGGCTACTTCCTTCTTCTCACAGATCAGGTCCGCCGGATGGCAGAGTTCATGGCGTTCTGTATGCCAGAGGAAATCCAAGAGCAATAGATGGCTCTTTCCTTCACACAGTCTGGTCCCGCGTCCTACCATCTGGCTGTAAAGGCTGCGCACCTTTGTTGGACGCAGCACGATCACACAATCAACGGACGGGCAGTCCCAGCCTTCCGTCAGCAGCATGGAATTGCACAGGACGTTGTATTCTCCTTTATCAAAGGCTTCCAGGACTTCTGCGCGGTCTTTGCTCTCACCATTGACTTCCGCAGCTTTAAATCCCTTTTCATTCAGGATCTCTTTGAACTTCTGGCTGGTCTTTACCAGTGGAAGGAACACGACCGTCTTTCGGTCCCTGCAGTATTTCATCATCTCGTCCGCGATCTGGTGCAGATACGGATCCAGGGCTGTTGCAATGTCACCGGCTTTAAAATCACCGGACTGGATGGATACCCCGGACAGATCCAGCTGCAGCGGGATCGTCATGGCCTTGATCGGGGATAGATAACCCTCCCGGATCGCTTTCGGAAGGGTATATTCATAAGCCAGGCTCTCAAAAAATTCTCCCAGGTTACGCATATCGCCACGGTCAGGCGTTGCAGTCACTCCCAGTACTTTTGCAGACGGGAAATGCTGCAGCACCTTCTGGTATCCGTCTGATATGCAGTGATGGGCCTCATCAATGATGATCACATTGAAATAATTCTCTGAAAACTGGGACAGGCGTTTTTCACGCTGCATGGACTGTACAGAGCCTACTGTGATCCGGAACCAGCTCCCCAGACAGGTCTGCTCTGCTTTTTCTGTCGCACATCCCAGGTTCGTGCTCTTCTTGATCTTATCCGCAGCCTGTTCCAGGAGCTCGCCCCGGTGCGCCAGGATCAGTACCCTGTATCCTTGACGCACACAGTCTTCTGCGACTTTTGCAAACACGATGGTCTTTCCGCAGCCGGTCGGCAGTACCAAAAGGGTCTTCAATGTACCCTTATCCCACTGCTCAAATACGGCTGCTTTCGCTTCTGCCTGATACGGTCTCAATTCCATTTAGAACACACCCGCCTTAAACTGCTTTGGTTCATACTCCAGATAACGGCTGACACGGTTATTCCTGCGCTTATTGCCGTTCTTGTCCACATATTCATTGATCATGACTTCCACCTTGCCGGTAGAGCATGGCACTTCATTCCAGTTAGGCCGCAGTGCTTCCCCTTTCTTCTTCTGTCCAATGCATAAGAAGAACTGGCTCAGTCTCCACTCTGCCTTTGAGTTCAGGTACAGGCTGTCAAATACATGGTGTTCCTTGCCGTCCTTATCCTTGATCAGAAGGTCCAGGTTCGCCATGTTACAGGGTGCCATCTTCTCGCTTCCTCCGAAATGGGCGCGTTCCATGGATGCCACTGTAAATTCATAAGTCCCTTCCGGAAGGGGCTCAAACTCAGTCCCTTCATTCTCGATCGCATCATCCCAGCCGATCTCTTTTCCTAAATCTGCCATTTCTTTCATCCTCCTCATTAATTAAATACTAAAGAATCCTTTTCTTTCATTTCCCTGATCGCCGCATACACCTGGTCCCAGGCACCTACCAGAACGCCGTCCACAAAGCCCGGATTGACCTCTTCATACATGTAAAGGGGCGTATCCACCGGTACATATCCCTTGGCTTCACATACGTTCTGTATATCCCATTCGCACACATCATTGGCGATCATCAGGTCCCGCAGTCTCTTTGGGAGACGTGGATCCAGTGCCGATCTTCCATCCGGCTTTACATCCCCTTTGCTGCCCTCCACAGGCGCAATGCCTTTCTTTTCTTCTGCAGGTTTTTCATTGCCCTTGTTACTACTGGCTGTCTCCGGATGTTTTACCGTTTCTACCGGTCTGACAGGTGGTGCTGGCTGTGTCTCCTGTATAGGGCCTGGCTGTTTTACCTCCTGCCTCTCCTCTGCCCGGGCTGCTCCCGGTTCCAGGATCTGCCGGATGCTCTCATATGTAAAAGGCACTTCATCCGGAAGGCTGTAGCGGTTCTTTGCGTCCCAGCAGCTGTGGTGGGTGGTATACATGACACGTTTTCCGCCCTGGGCTTTGTTTTTCCCCTTCTGGGCTCCCTGGCCGTCCACGTTCACCACCATGGTCTTATAATTCGCAAACAGTACCATGTCTGCCCACTCTTTTACCATGGGCGCTACGCCTTTACTCAGCTTCATCTCCCAGCGGTCATAAGCTCCCAGCTCATCCGGCTGTTCAAACTTGCGCATCTTTGCATGGGCTGTAAGGACCACGTTTACCCCCACCTTGATTACTTCTGTGAGCAGGTTTAAAAGACGCCCAAATTCTTCCTGGACATAGGTATACCCTTTTCCATATCCAAACTCCTCAATGCTGCTCTTGTGGTTCTTATCACATATCTGGGAAATGCAGAGCATCTCAGCCCAGTCCGCCGTATCAATGACCAGGGTCTTGCAGATATCCGGATGGTTCTTTACATACATGACCTGCTCCATGAGCATCATCCAGCTGCTTGGCTCTTTGGTACGCGCGATATCCATATCCCTGGTGGAACCTTCTGTATCAATGAACAGCGGATCCGGGAAGCAGGAAGCCAGCGTGGACTTCCCGATCCCTTCCGGACCGTAGATCACGGTCTTCTTTGCTCCCGGCTGTTTTCCTCTGATGATCTCCATTTAAAAAACACCTGCTTTCCATTCTTTCTTTTCTTCGGTGTGCGGCTGTCCTGCCACATACCCGTCTTCGATGATAATGCTGCACTCGTCCCCCGTAGATACCCTGGTAGCGATCGCCTGGAGACCTTCTGCCTCCAGCCACTTTCCAAACTCCTGAAGGGTATGCAGGTCCATCTGTTCCAGCTTGTCCATGAGCACAAAGCCACAGTTTGGATTTAACCGGCGTACGATCGCGGTAGATACCTTAAGCTGTTCGGATCCGGACATGTTGTCCCATTTCTGACCATTGTAGACCAGTTCCCCATCCTCAACCGTCAGTCCTGGAAGCGGCAGATCTGCTTTCTTTAACAGTTCCAGCTTTTTATCCCGTACCTCCTGGATCTTTCCGGTCAGTGCATTGTACTGTTCCCGGTATCCCCTGGCATCTTCTTCTGCCTTGTCTTTGTCCAGGTTGGCCCGTACTTTCCGGTTGGTCTCTTCCACTTCTGCAATGTTTTGTTCCAGTTCTGCGGTAGACTCATCCTGCAGGTTCTCACTGGTCGACCGGGCGATCTTAAGATCCGCTTCCAGCTCTGCCTGCTTCCTTAAAAGCTCCTGGATCTGATCCGTGACACGCTGCATCTCCTGCTCCAGCTGGTGGCGTCTTTCACGCTTTCTCTGGTTTTCCCCGTTCTGTGCCAGGATCTCCTGCTGTTTGCGGATCAGTTCCGCTGCTGAGACTGGGACTGTTGGGACATCCGGATAATAAGGCTGTTCTTTTGCATACTTCTCTTTCTGGTCTGCCGTGCGCCCCACATAGGTACGCTCACTGTAAAGTTCCTTTTCTTCCTTTTCCAACTGGGACAGCTGGTCTCCCACACCGATGATGTTTAACAGGATACCTGCCTTTTCCCTGTCAGAAGCCTCCATAAATTTCGGAAGATCCAGTGCCAGCTGTTCCACAAACTCATTCAAAAGCTGCTGCCCGGCCTTCTGTCCCTGTGGATCTGTTACCTTTAACGTGCCGTTCTTACCCTTGCGTTCCACTACCAGACCATTGCTCATGACTATATGAAGGTTTGGCGGGATCACGGAGCCTTCCCTCTGAGCCTGGGACGGACGGTATTTGTCCCCGCCTAAAGCCCAGGCGATCGCATCCAGGACAGAAGTCTTGCCCTGGTTGTTGTTTCCACCAATGATCGTAAGCCCATTTGCTGTCGGTTCGATCTTTACTGCCTTTACACGCTTGACGTTCTCAATCTCAAGCTTGTTAATTTTCATTGCCATCTTGCAATTCTCCTTCTCCCTCCGTATAATGAGGGTGTAAAATGTTTTTGTTACCGGACCTTCCGCAGTTGCCGCTGCCTGGGTCCTTTTTTATGTAGCCTCTGCATGCCTGTAAGCGGCTTCTCTCCATGCACCGGTTCTTCCTGATGTAGGTACCGCACTGGTCTTCCCGCACAGCCATCACAGCACCTGGACCGCAAGCGCAGCACCAAGCATCATGAAGACTATCACCCACATGCCACCGGCTATAAATGTCTCTGTGATACCTACCCAGTCCACAGCTTTCTTCTTAGGCCTGGTTGCCTGCACTGCCACATAGGACAGCTCCATGTCTGTCTGACCGTCATAGTTTTTGATCTTTGCCATAGCTTTTCTCTCCTTTCCAAGCTTGTCCACCAAGGCCGCTCTCAGGCGGTCCTTCTTATGTACCCAACTGGCTGCATGATCTGGTCCTGCCATTTCTGAACCACTTGTCTACGCTGCTCTGCTGTTAAGCTTTCCATACAGATACTTTTTCCATTAATTTCCACCTGATTTACCACGTTATACTCCTTCACATCACCACCCCTCTCTCTTCATCTGTATGCCTTGGAGCATGTACTTGTTGCTTAATGCTCAATATTTAGTCACTGCAAAGCAATGCTACGCCCACGCATATTAAAGCAGTTAATGCTATACTCACTGCCAAAGCTATTAAAAGCTTCACTATTCCATAACGGTAAAGTGCGGGCAATAATATAAGTGAAAATACACTTAAGATGCATACCATTCCAACTACTTTTTTAGCCTTCAAACGATGTCTAATCATTTCACCAGGTGTATTAGCTGAAACATTTACAGAAATCTTGTCAGCAAACATGCTATCTCGGTTTTCTCTAAACAAGTAATATTTCTTTTTGAAAAATCCCTCCACGAACATTGTGTACTGCTCGCCAGAAATCTCAAAAGTTATTCTGGTTTCCACCTCTCTCACCTCCTACTCCAACAGCTTCTCAATGGGTACTCTCCGACAAAGACATCTGTGCATTTACATCCTGGATCATCTCTTTTATGTAGATAGGCGCTTCATAGCAATCAATGCACTCATGAGCTTCGTAAATATACTTTCTTTTCAGAGATTTATATGACTTTGGTTTCCCGTCCTCTCCGTATAAGCCAAATTCCCGCTTTACCTGATCGTAAATATCACGGTAAACTTTAGAACGAATATTGGAATCTCTGTAAGCTTCTGATTTCTTTCCACCAAGAATCTGGACTCCTTTACGCTTTACATGATTGGAAAGCTCATCAGCTTCACTTCCATACATCGGAATGTCAAATTCAAGCTTGTCCATTCTCTTTTCCATCTGCACCGTTCTCGTATCCAGAAGAACGATCGCCTGCATCTCTTTGGAAAGGTTCGGCATCTGGTACTGCCCTGTCTTTCTAATAGATGTAAGAACTTCTGATGTTACCCAGTGCTTAAATTTCTTTGCTGTTGGAAGTTTGCTGGAAAGAATCAAAGAATATAAGCCAGACTCATTAATTACTGTCAACTCCTGAGTCCCTCCAAGGGTGTCGCATTTTGCTACCCCCTTATCTTCCTCGTCTACACGCTTTGCCAGAGCATCTCTACTGTTGCTGTACCCAAGAATCTCTGCCACATCTTTGCCAACAAACCATGGCTCTCCGTCAATAATTACTGTTCGGATATCACCGAACTCTTCATTTTTGAAGATTATAATATCATTCATTTGTTTGTACCCCATGTTGTTTCAATTTTGAAACTTTTTGTTTAAAAAAATATAACGGAATTTCATCTGTACGTATATCCAAAAGATTACACCACCTCAAAATTTCATCCTGAGACAGTCCTATCCCATTATTTAACTTCAAGGACATTGATCTATCAGATATTCCATTAGCTTCAGCAAATTTACATTGTGTTCCAAACATTTCTACTATTCTTCCACGTAATTTGCTGTAATCAAATACCGTTTTATCGCACATTTTAATCACCTCCCATAGGTTTCAATTTTGAAACTATAGTTACTATACATCGACATTATTTTCTTGTCAATACAAAGTTTCATTTTTTAAACTTTTTACACTGATACTATTGAACTTTTGTTTCATTTTTGATATTATATATCAAAGAAGGGGTGACATACTATGAATAAGCCAGTCGATACATTTAAAAATAGGTTTAATATTGCGATATCAAATGCTAATATTAAACCCGCTGAATTAGCTGAAAAAACGAAGCTTTCTAAATCTACTATCAGTCACTATATGTCTGGCTATACACAGCCAAAATCAGACAAGCTATTTACTTTATCAAAAGCATTAAATGTCAATGAAGCATGGCTTATGGGCTTCGATGTCCCCATGGAACAATCCACTGAGGGAACATATACTAAATATGTATCTGCAGATAGCATTGCTTTTGAAATCACCGGACGGAGTTTGCAACATAGCCCACAAATTTTCGACGCGATTTGTAACTCGCTTAAAGAGGTGCTTAAAGATAATCTCATTGATTATACTAATAGAACTCAAACTCTTAATGTAATAGAATTCTTAAAAAGTCCTGACATATCCTATAATAAAAAGGCCGCAGCACTCAGACGGATTATCAACATGGTTTTAATTAATACAGAAAAAAATACTATTCATCTATTTTATGCTGCCGATAAAACACCGAGAGAACAACAAATAGATACATTATTCTCTAATATTCAGGATCTGAACGATGCTAATTTACGCAAAGTAAGCTATTACTCTGAAAGTCTCTTGAAAGTTCAGAAAATGGAAGAAGAACAACTTCATCTTATGCCGGATGCCGCTCATGACCGAACCGACATAAAGCCAACTGACGAGATGAAGAAGCATGATGACGACCTTATGGATAATGATGAGTTCTGGGGAAAGTAGGAGGCTTGATCTGATTGACCTACGATGAATTACTGATAGAAGCCGATAATAACAATCTAATCGTAAAGGAAGCTCCGTTACAGTCCAGTGACGGACGTTGTAAAGGACGCCGCATAGCAATACGCCAGGATATTCCTACTTTAAAAGAAAAAGCTGCTGTCCTGGCAGAAGAAATGGGACATTATTATACAACTGTAGGCAGGATCATTGAGCAAGACTCATCCAATGCCCGTAAGCAAGAATTTATTGCTCGTGCCTGGGCTTATACCAAACAGCTCCCACTTATAGATATTATAAAAGCCTACAAAGCGCATTGTAGAAATGCTTATGATATTTCAGAATACCTGGATATTTCAGAAGAAATAGTTAGCAAAGCTCTGGATCGTTACCGTCAGACATACGGAACTCATACAATTATCGACGGTTATTATATACAGTTTGAACCATACTTGGATATAGGTGAATATCATACTTTACCTATATGGGAAAAGTAATTTGGAAGGTTAAATAATAGTACTGTTAGATCAGCTTTCACGAATTTTGGGATATCAGAAAGAACTTATAGAATTAAGATTAAAATAAAGGTGTGTAGTATAATTGAAGAAAAAAGGATGTCTTTATTGGATAATTATTGGTTGGTGGTGGGAGCCCTTATATTTTATATTCTTCTCTTGGTGGCGAAAAGGCTCATTCTTAAATGAATTTTTTAAGCTACTATTGGGAATTGCTCTTATTCTTTGCTTAGGCACATTATCCTTTGGAATTGCTATTTTAGCGCTTATAGGAATTTCCACTATTTTAGTAATAAAAGCAATTATAAAAATACTTGTGCAGATTTATAAAAAGTTTAATATAAATGCAGATTTTGGTAAACAACCAATGCAACCTTTCAAATGTTCATACGAACATACAGAAGGGACACCTGAACCAATATCTATTGAAACTACTCAAGATGTACCATGCAATAATAACGTTAAAGCGACAAGTACAGAGCAAAAGTCGCAACTATCCAATGAACAGGCTCTTGCTTATGCTCGTATGTGCAATGCATATCTAGAACACCAGGATGAAATGGCGCAATATGAAGACACTGAAAAATCTTAG